TCCAAGGAATTATATATAAAATAACCAAACCTAATTGGTTGTTTTTGAATCGACGGCTAACTTCCGTAGGATAACATCTCTTCTGAGTACATCCCGACAGATGCCAACTCTAACATGAGCATCCTTGCTCTCACGGACCTAGTCGTCACTCTCCCAGCGGGAAGAATTTTAAACTCGCCTTTTATTCTATCAGACACAAAACTTAACACTTCATCAGCAACACCCCAAGGCACTGCTACCTGTGGACTCAATCTCTCACACAGCCAATCAATATAGAGCCAGCGTGGCAGTCGCTCCCTCTGCCGCTCCAGATATTTAACCTGTGTTTTGTCAACCAAGTAACCCCCAAGAGCATCTGGATCACCTCTCTTCCAAATGACCAACTCACACCAGGCGGAAAACGGAATGTGAGGAAGTTGTGGTGGCGGTCGACCGAGACTGATGCCTTCGCCTGTCCCAAACCGCATATCAATAGGATCACACCTCTCTACTCTCGACAGTGTCTTATCTTCTGAGCCAAGCCCCTTGAGACCTTTCAACACAGCTCTTGCACTAGCCTCCGCTATATCCCCAGTCTCGCCAAGTAGTGTGGCACGATTGTGCACCACTTTGTCATAGATGTCTCGCGGCACATTGTCCACCACATTAGCCCTGTATGCTTTGTCTCTCATGACTATGAGCTGTGGTTGTACCACCTTCCTAGGGGTATAATCGCCTCCGATCATCACGTACCCGAGCCCACCCCTATTCTTAGGAGTCTTCAACACGCCTATAGCGTCACCTCTCGAACAACGCATAAAACCGCACATGTCCCGAATGCAGTGTTCCCAACACGCACTGGGGTTGTCCACTCTCGAAGCCAATTTACTCCAACCTGATGCGATGGATGATGCCGTCTGTGTTCCACCAGCCCACGCGTTAGCGTATAGCAATGACATAACTGCTCTAGCAGGGTATCCTCTCCTCCTCCACCTACCTGTCCTCCTGTACTCACTCTCACGGTACAAGACCATGCGCAAGTATTCCGTCCTGTCCTCTGCTAGGAAAAATTTTGATGGGTTGACGGGGAGACACGACCTGTACTCTTCAACTAGGCAGGCTGCTTGGTCCCATCCGGTACAGTGGATGAGTGTATCATCACCCTGGTAGCAGCAAAGGTCCTTATTTATCGAAATGCCAAGCCTTTCCGCTATTGCCACGTGCTCAGCGTAATTGATGACCGTGTCGATCAGGCTCGTCCACCGCCATCCTGAAAGCACTCCCCTCCTATGTTTCCAGGTCCGTCCATTAAATGTGACAAATCCTCGTTTTAGCCTACGAAGAAGGATCTTAGCAACACCCTCACGCTCAGTATCCCCAGTTGGAGTACTCTTATCACATATAAGTTTAAATGCTT